TCTTGTGACCAATTGACTTCTGGTTCAACAAAGGTACTCATCTTTTGCCTCCGACATCAAGTTTAGATTTAATATAGTTAATTTGGTCTTTTGTTAGAATTTTCAATGCTTGTTGGGCCTTCTCATTACTATAGCCATAGTATGATTTGACTGCATCAAGATCTTGAATTTTCTCTTTTTTAAGCCACGGAGAAAATCTTTTCCGTTTCCTGACACTATTTAGTAAAAAATCATATTGAAGTCTAGAAGTCAGTTGATGATTGAGATTCATCTCATTTGCAAACATAACCGTATCAATGTGACCTGAAAGACATTTATTCACAACAAATGCTGGATACTTCTTTTCCCATTGAGGATCTCCACCATCCATCAAATAATCTTTTGTGAAGTTAATGGAATTTAGATAGTCTTTTAGTTCGTAACTCATCGGATAATATCAATAGATTCTGGGTTCTTATTCCAAGTCTCAAGTTCTGTGCGAAGACGACCTTCAGACTTCAGAGTTTCATATCGATTAGAGGCCTTTTTCCTCCACCAGTTCACAAGGTGATCAAAATGAAACTTATCATAGTTTTGACCGGGACGTAGAACTTCATCTTGTCCAAGAATGACTTCACGAGCATTCTCAAACCCGTAATCAGAAATATAAAATCTCTTCTGTTCAGTCAGATTTTTTGCATTTGCAATCGCAGTCTGGAACTCCACAACCTTTTGAGAAGGTAAGCTTTTCTTGATGATTGAGATCATCTTTTGTTGGGTCTTGAGTTTCCGACTGGATGCGTCCTCCTTCACCAGAGATTGGTTGTCGTTCCTCTGAATAAACCATTTGTTTAACTCCTGAAAGATCTCATCATGGAGCAGAGGAGTAAAATCACTTTGAGTTAGACCCTTGTACCTCATGTAGGGTTTCAAACCATCATACTGTGATGAGGCTTTTGTAGACCCATAGAGAGAAGTTGTCTCAAAAGAACAAATGTCTGATCCATACTTCTTATTTAACGTCTCACGAGCAGTATGAGAACAACAAAGAAGTGCGAGGAGTTTACCTCCGAGATAATTAAATCCAAAAGGTTGTGTAGGTACAATGATAAATCCCATGATTGCATGACGATTAAACCTAGACAACTCGGGAGTTTGTCCAAGCCAATCATTGCGGGGTTTTGAATTAATAGTTGGAGATCCAAATCGACAGAAACCAACAATCTTCTGCGTGTTAGTTTCTTGGACAATCCACTTTAGTGATTTACCAGGAATACTATCTTCAATCGCATGAGAAGTAGTAATCTGAAGTCTTTCGTTGAAATATTCATTTGTAAATCCACCTCTTTCTCCTGCAGGATAAACTTTGAAGTTCATATCCTGTGGGTGCATATCAAAAGCATCAAACATGTCATCCTCGGGACCAATCCCAAGAATGGATGACGGCATTTGTTCCATTCTATCCAATTTCACATTACGCAGATATTCATCGATTCTACCCATGTTGGAGAAGTAATCGATGAATTTATCCGCTGCGTAAATCGCATCATCAAGTTCTAGTTGCATATCAAATGATCAGTTTTTTTTCTTCTGGAGTTACGAGTTTACTCCCATAAACTTCATTATACTTCTTTTTAATTTGTGGATCAACTTCTGCAACATAGACAATGTGATTCTTAGCGATAATCAATTCGGGAATCGTCTTATCGATCACAGAAGCCCATGGAGCAAATCCCACACGACCATCTGGACTAGGAAGAACAACTAAACCATTTTTCACAGTCACAAAGTTATCATCCTGAGAGACAAGTTCAGCTACAACCTCTTCTCCAGTAGCAATACGAAATAGTTTTACATCAATCATTTAAAATTACACTCCACCATAATTTCAGTTAACGCCGCCAGAAGATTAATTTCTTGATCCGCAACGAAGGCAATCTGATACTGATACTTAGCAATAATGAGCACAGCAGCAGGAATAGAAGAACTTTCAAGGGCATTATAAAGAGCATCGTAAACACGACGCAAAAGTACACCAGAATCATTGTCCAAATTATTAACGACCCATTTACGTACTTCAGGGAAGTTCTTTTCTTTAAGGTTTCTAACCAGGTCATTGATATTTACATCCGAGAACTCAGCAAGGATCGCAGAATCGATTTTACCACCAGCAGAATACCTCTGACATTCGTTTAGAACCCTTCTCCAATCCGGAAAATATTTATTGATAAGTTCCGCAAGGACTTTTTGATCGTATTGAATACTTTCCAAGTCAAGGATATTCTGAATACGTTTAAAGAATGATCCTGCAAGTTGAGCTTTTTCTTTTCCTTTGATACTAAACTCAACAACTGCACATCGAGAGTGGAGAGGTTCAATGATTTTGTTTTTATAGTTACATGTGAAGATGAACCTGCAATTGTTATAAAACGTCTCAATATTAGCCCGTAGAAGGAGTTGTACATCGTGGGTTGTGTTGTCAGCCTCATCAATGATGATGACTTTGTGTTTTGCATCACCCGCAGAAAGTGAGACGGTCGAAGCAAAGTTCTTTGCTTGGTTCCGTACCGTGTCCAAAAATCGTCCTTCGTCAGATCCATTAATGACATAATAATCTACACCCAATTCTTCGCAAAGAGCTTTTGCAACTGTAGTTTTTCCACAACCTGCAGGACCAGCAAGCATGAGGTTTGGAATTTCTTTTTTATTTAGAAACTCCAAAAATGTCTTCTTATTTGCATCAGGAAGAATACAATCTTCAATTTTACGTGGGCGATATTTTTCAACCCACAGAAACTCATCACGACTCATAATCAAATCCAATTAGGTTTACGTTCAGGCATCCGCAGATAATTATCTGCAACCCAAGGTTTAGAAGCAATATACCTTTTATAAGCAGTAAAGGTATCAATAGTATCATCAAATTTCCACTCTATAGGCATAGCACGAGCGAATGGAGTCACTTCTGTAATCTTGCCCTTTGGAAACAAATAATATGCGTCCACGAGGGTCTTATAACAGGAGTGAGTTTTATTATACCGCAGGCAGTATTCATCAGACAAGTTCAATCCCCACTTGATTAACCAGTAGGCATTATGGATACTCTCCATTGCCCACTTGGTGCAGGGATGATTGCGGAATGCTCCTTTCTCGGTCTTATAGGGGGTTCCATCCGTCTTAGGGAGAGTGCCATACCCGTGTCCCCACTTCTCTGATGCCACGATAGAGAGCATCTGACAACACTCTAAGGGCATCTTGACGATATGTTTGTCTGGGAGACAAATAGCACTCTCAGCAGGCCAAGGGGAAGTGACAAAGATGTTCATAATATAGGTGAGTTACCTCACTCATCATAGGTGGAGTCGGGTTCCAATGCAATGTAGTATGTAAGATTCTTATCTTCTGACTGGAAACGAGACAGGAGTTTCTTGGAGATCACAACCTCATAAGAACCAGGAAGAATCTTAATGTTTTCAACTTTAAAGTTCAGTACAAAAGTTCCAGTAGTTTCACCAACAACCAGTGAATATTCATTAGATGTGTCATTCTTTTTGTCACGAACAACCAATTTCACAACACCAGCTTCTCCAACAACAGAAAGGTCAGGAACACCATAAACTGCTGCAGCCTTGAGAAGTTTATCTAGTTGTTGAGTATTTACTTCAAAACAGACATCTTCAGAAGGGAGTGCAATAGACTTTTCGGGTGGAGTCACAATCACTGCAGGATCAGCAAAGAAATACTTAGAACGTGCATTACCTTCACTGATAGTCACATAACTATCATTAGCAAACTTCAGTTGAGGATTCTGATAGAGGGACATTGCATTTAGGAACTGGTTAAGGTCGTAAATACCAAAGTCTTTTTCAAATTCTTCCTCTACTTCAACTTCCGCAAGAATATTTTTCATTACAGAAATAGTGCGGAGTTTATTTCCCTTCTTAAAGAGAATAGACTGATTAATTCCAGAGAAGTTCTTGAGAAGAGAGAGGGTTTTTTCAGAGAGTTTCATAGATGTATTTTTGAGTTTCATGATCAACGGAATTCGGAAAGGCCATTATCTTTACGAGAATAATG